TATAAATTCATTTACAATATATCTCCAACAATTCATCCCATCTTACAACATTTGTAATTTCAAATTCGTCCATCATTTTTGCCAAATCTTTTTTATTATGTATATCATATTCATTTTCAAAATATTTTTTCCAGTAATCTCTTGCATCAAATATAATCTCAAATGGCAATAAATTTATTTCTTCATCATTATTTTCTTCATATTCTTTTATCATATATTTTCCTATATTTATTCCTGATATTCTACTATCTATAAAATCAATAAAATGAAAAGTATTATCATTTATAATAACTTTATTTATCCATATGTATCCTAATACATAATTATGATAATTATTTGATATATCAATTCTAATATTTTGTGTTGAAGATAATTTATCAAACGGAAAATCTTTTTTTGAAATCAATACATAAATATTTGAAAAATCATATAGCATTTTTGAATTTCCATTGAGATATTCTTTATTCAAAATAACATTTTGTAAAAATTCATTCAATCCATTTTTATCATGAAAACAATCACTCCAAATATCTTTAACTCTACCAAATTCTGTAAATTCAGATAGATTAATTTGTGTCATGTATTTATTTTTGGTTTTACACAAATAATAATAATTCAAATCATTTTTTTTTAAAAAATTGATTTGAAATTATACATAAATTATTATGTATACTAATCAAAATGGAAGACATTTTACAAGATATGAAAGATAATTATTGTATGAATAGAGAATGTAGCGTTTGTTATGAAAAATTTATAAAATTTACATATGATGAATATCAAAATTTTATTAAAGAGTTAAAAATACAATATAGTGAGGAAGATTGTGTAAACTTTGAAGAAAAATTCCCTGATTGGTTATGTTTTAATTCAAGATTTATCTGTTTGAAATGTAAAAATAACGATATGTGTTATGGTTGTTTAATTGATTTAACAAATGAAAATATATCAATATATCCTGCATGTGAAAAAATTCATGTAGTTATTTGTCCTTTTTGTAGAAGTGAAACCAAAATTTTACCACAAAATTTATTAGATGATATTAATAATGATAATAGATAATTATATATATTTAAACATAAATCCTTTTGTATGATTTCTTTCACCTGATAAAACACGTCTAATATTTTTACCTAATGTTGTTTCAGTTATATCATTTAATAATTTTTTTTCATTCAAAATATCATTTACAGCAAAAGGAACATAATTATATGTTCCAATATACACGCCATTTAAATTATGAACATTAAATGGTTTGGGTTCTCCTCTTATTTTTCCTTCTAATGTATTTCCAAATATTTTCATTCTTTCTGATATTTGTTTTGCTCTTTCAGGATTTTTTTCAAAATTTTCCTTTACTATCAACGAATGTTCTATTTTTTGTTCATCAGACCATTCACCTCTACTTTTTCTCCATTTTTCAACAATTTGTGGGTTATTTTTATGTTGTTCTTTTTTTAAATTTGACATCTTTTGTTTATTTTCGTTTGTCCAATATTTTTTTATTTTTTTTTCCATTCTTCAATGATTATTGGATTATTTTTATACATTTCCTTTTTTATTTGAGACATTTTAATTTTAATTTCATCTGTAAATTTGTATCCAAAATTACCTTCCCCCCCAAGAGACATATTATAACCTATTCCATTTTCAAAATAACTATTATATTCTTTAATATACTTTTTTTCTAAGATTTTTAACTCGTCTTCATTATTTGTTGTTTCCAATGTTATCATGTCAAATGATTCTTCTCCGTATTTTTTAATTGCTTTGTGAACTAAATTTTTTGGGGTTTTTCTTCTACTACAATATATATGTTCTTTTTTTCGTATTTCAATATTGCGAATTGTTATTCCTATATATATTTTGTTATTACTAAAAATAAATGCATAAACACTATATATCATTTTATATTTGTAATATTTAATATATTTTTAAATATTTTCAATTTTATATTTTATTCGTTAAATTACTTAAAAATAAAATATTTAGGAATATTATAAGGATGTCTATAAAAGAAAAACCGCCTGACGACTTTTTCAAAGGAATTAAAATTTCCTTGAAAAGTGTCTTGAAACATCCTGATATAAATACACCGAAAATAACTAATGCTGTTATTCTTTGTAATAAAATAGTAATTAATGTTTTACTTTTTATGAAACTATACTTATTGAATTACTATGAAACAAATAAAACTTTACCTGTTATAGATAAGGTATTTGTAAATTCGTGTATGAAAATTATGTGTAATGAGAAACCACAAGGAAGACCTGCAAAGAAAGAAATTAAAGAACTCAAAGATAATTTAACTGCCTTTTACAAAACCGATTTTGAACCACTTATTCAAAAAGATATACTTGAATATACACATATGAATACTATTTTGGATTATTTAACAATTGATATTCTAACTATGTATGAAAATAACATTAAAAATCATTTTGTAGAATATGTAGAACGATATGTAAATGTGGTTTGGAAAAAGAAATTTATTGTAAGCAAAATAAGAAAAATGAATATTACCAAAAAAGAAAAAGATACAAAAATAAATAAATTATGCAATCAGTTAAGAAAAATCAAAAATGATTTATTGAATGTAGAAACAACACAATACAAATCCCATATTTCTTATCATACATGGATAAATCAACAAAAACAAAGCATTATTCCTGTTAAAACATTCAAGAAAAATTTATATTATGATTTAATGTGTAGTTCTATGGATTATTTCCCTTGTATGATTAAAATGATGAAACAAGTAGAAAAAGAAGAACAAACAATTTGTAATGTATTTCCTATGCGTAATGAAATTATACCAAAACATATAAGATTAGATACAACTACATTAGTGCATCTTCTTATGACGAAAAAACAAGGAAATAAAAGTGATTATTTAACAGAAGGAAATTTGAAACGAAATGAAAATAAAATTTGGGAATTCTTTTTTAGAACTGAACGCAAATGTTTTCATAAAAAACATTATGAATTTCACCATATGATAGAAACAGATGGAATTAGTTGTTCTTTGTTATTATTACGAAAAGACCTAATTGGAAAGAAATTACCTATCCCTACGGGTAAAAAAGGAATAAATAATGAAGAATATATTGATGAAGTAAAAGATTATTCACAACTACAAAATAAAAAGATTGTATCCATAGACCCTGGAAAATGTGATTTAATTTACTGCGTAGATGCCGATAATAAAGAAGCAAATAAATTTAGATATTCACAAGACCAACGCAGAAAAGAAACCAAGAAAAAGAAGTATTCAAAAATTCAATTAGAATTAAAAAAGGAAAAAATACATGAAAAAACAATAATAGAATGGGAAACTGAATTATCCAAACTAAATAGAAAATCACTTAACATATCAAAATTTAAGGAATATATACAAAAGAAGAGTGAAATAAATGGTATATTATTCAAGTTTTATGAAAAATACATTTTCAGAAAATTACGCTTACAAAGTTATAGAAATACCAAGAAAAGCGAACAAAAAATGTTAAACAATTTCAAACGCATTTTTGGTAATGAAAAAGAAGTTGTAGTATGTTTTGGTGATTACGAACAGAAACAACAAATGAAATACAAAGAAGCAACCAAAGGAAAAGGCATGAGAACTTTATTTAGAAAAGCAGGTTTTCAAACATATTTGGTTGATGAATTTAGAACCAGTTGTAGATGTTCTAAATGTGAAATAGGTATTTGTGCGAAGAATATGGTAATGGAAAATCCAAGACCATACAAAAGAGGAAACATTCTCGTCCATGGACTGATTTGTTGTAAGAACGGATGCGGTTATTGGAATAGAGATGTGAATGGAGCAACAAATATTTATAAAATTGCTTGTAATGCGATAAATAATAAAGAAAGACCAAATTATTTATCAAGAAGCAACAACTTATCAGGGTTTTTAGAAGAATTCCCAAAATCAAAATTTACATGCCTTGAAATAGGCAAACCTTGAAGTTTCCTTTCATTTTATACAGAAAGGTGCGGTTTTAAATCTTCAAGGGTGTAAATAGAAAAATGGAATCCTGTTATACTTTATATATTTAGAGCAATGCCGATTTTAAGTGCCGACTTGTCGTATTTATTTACCCGTAAATGAGTTGCAAAAATATTTTATTTGCTAAATAAACCAGCAAATAAAATCGGCGTTTCTCTAAACACCGACTTTAGGAGACGTTTTGAGTGCTATGACTGTGGTTGGCGTGATATCGGGTTTGTTATTTTTGTTAGCATATATGCTAACAAAAATTATAAATGTTTTATGAATAATTTATAAGTATTATAAAGGCTACAGGTGTAATAAATAGGTTTCTGTAGTTGATGAATTTTCACCACTTCTTATAAAAATACATTTAATATTTTTCATATTATTTATAATAATATTTATAAAATGATTTTTATCCATTAAATCTCGTAT